GCTGGTTCTGTGTTGATCTCTCTATCAATAAAATTTTGTGAGGCTTGCATGAAAACCTCAGCAGTGAGTAGAATTGAAGAAAGGTTCAACACGTATGCCACAAACAGGCAACAACTGCTAGAGAATTCTGGCTCAATACAATTGACCGCCATCTCTCAAGTCTGTCAAGCTTATATGCATTATGAAATGATGGGAGTGTCAACAAACATACTATTTGAAGAATACCAGAGAGAACTGCTTTTAAAACCTCACCCATCAGTGGGGTTCTTCTTGATGGAGCCTGATCTTGCATGTGGATTGCTTGGTCAACAGTTTGCTAGTTACATAGCCATCAACAGATCAGTCGAGATGTCAAGGATACACAATTCATTGCTCAACCAAGAAGCCATTGAGTTCACATCAGAAGGAACAGTCGTCAGCAAAGTTTTCTTGACTTTTGGTCAAGGAAGAAAGCTGGCTGCTTTCAGGAGACAATGTGATTTTGATCACACAAGAGTGATTGAATTCTATGACCAGAATCCAGATCTTTGGTTGAGGAAAGCTGAGACAAGGCTAGAAACAAAGATGGAAGTGCACAAGAAGCTTATGTCAAACAGTATTGCTGACGCTTTCATGTTTAGCACAGATTCATCACTACATGCTGCTACAGCTTACATGCTTCAAACGAGGTGCATTGCAAAACTGAGTTTAGTCAACACAGAAGCCATGACTGAGAAGGCATCACTTCTGAAAGCAGTCAAGGACCTGAGCATAGATGGAGAAGAGTTGACCGAAGAAGCCAAAAGAGTAATCTTCCCTAACTGGCTGCTCTTGTCAAAGGTGTCTTCTGAGTGTGAAAGGATCAAGCGAGAAAACTTGACGCTACAGGTAAAGCACAGAACAAAAATTAATCAAGTTCACCTGACCATTCCTGTTCTTGAGCATACGTCAGCTCTGACACTGTTGGAAGTTCTTGGAAAATTGTGGTTTGGTAATGATAGATACCACATCTCTGCTGCAGCTGCTTTGTCTTCTTTCACCAAATATCAAGAAGCTTTTCCTTGGCTCAGAGAATCTTACTCGAAGACATTGAATGATCCATCTTGTCCTTTCAATTCAGGCTTCTCTTTAATGTCGTTTGTCACAAGCTCAATAACGAAAGCAAAGAACATCAAAGTTTTAACGACAGCGAAGAAGCGTCTGGGACTG